TCAGGGAAACGTTTCTGCATCGTATCATCTATACGACGGTAATAATCTTCACTAGATGGGTCTACACCCGATCTAACTAATTTTTCATGCAGCCCTAATGCGAGGCTTGTCATTTCTTCATCTTGTCCAAACCACTGATTTTTATCTTGCCACGCTAAAGCACGGCGATCAGGTTTTTGAACGGTAGTCTGTTGACTAAATTGTCCTCCATTTTCAGGAGTTTGTAAAGGGGTTTCAGGTTGTTTATACTGAGGTTTTAACCCTGCAGCGTTAGATAACTTAAATTGAGCCTCATTCATTTTAGCTTGCGCTTCAATAATTTTATCTGAGTCTCCTGAATCATATGCTTCTTTATAGTCGCGTTTAGCGACTGCTAAATCAGTTTCATACTTTTCTTTGAGCGTTTTTAAGTAATCTTCTTCGCCCGTACTTAGAGTCTGTTTAAGTTTTTTGTTTTCCTCAATGATTTGCTGTGCCATTCTAACTGCTTCCGCTCTTTCTCTGTCTGCAGCTTCTTTAGCACGGCGTTCATCATGCCAGACTTTTTTCATCTGGGCTAATCGTTCTTTAACCCTAGCAGAGTAGTCATCAAGCGTATCATTCTCTAACTCATCAACTACTTCTTTTGGTAGTGGGTCACGGTTACGATCTTCAGGTGGAGTATCATCTTCTTCCTCAATCTCTAGATCAGCTTCCGCTTTTACTTCTTTTTTAGCTTTGGCAGCTTCTTCGTAATCCTGTTTATCCTCAGAGGCTTCGAGCTCTACTTCTGTTTCCTCACCTTCCATCTCTAATTCTTCAGGTATTTCGTTGATAATTTTCGCCATACTTCTTCTCCTTATGCGCGTTCGTATCCACGTGGGTCATCGACCACTGCTTCTACGGTATCGTCGTTAATAATGCGGAACTCTTTACCGTGAATCTTAATGCGAGTACCGGAATATGCTCTGGTAATTACGAAGTCACCTTCTTTACACCAGGGTCCTGTAGGAAATCTGTCTTTGTCTTGATAAGCCATATCTCCTAATTTAATAACAAATAAAACCACAGTTGAGTGTTCTTCAATATGTTTTGTTTTATCTGCCTTAATCAATCCACTCTCATACTTTTCATCAACGTTAGGCACAGCACATAAAATGCGATAGCCTTTGACTTCTGGTAATTGAGTTGTTTTTTGTTTCTCTTGTTTTTCTTCTTCAGCTTTTACTGCTTTGCCTTTGAAGTCTACAATTGTTTTATTAGGTGTTATGATTTCAGTCATCGTCTACCTCCTGTATTCTTGCTAAATCAGAAAGTAGTCCTTGAACTATATCAAACCCTCTAACAATTCCACATGCATGCATATATTGTGCGTGTTCTTCTGCTCGACCCATTGCTAAGTCTTCAACAAACACAGCTCGTTCTGCGGATATTTTTTCTGCAATGACTTTGATCTCATCGATCGTCATAGTTTATTCCTTTCGTTTATTAATTGCGGTTTTAGCTAATTCTGTATCTAGCTTTTTCTCGTTCATTACGGCTTCCATACCAAGTCTGGCACCTTGTCGTAATTCTTCTGCATCGAGCTTATCTTTTTCCATTGCTGCACGAGCTCCTAGTTCAGCTCCAGCAATTTTTTCTTGTGACTCGATTCGCATTCTTTCCAACTCAAGTTTAGCTCGATCTAAGTCAATATCAGACATGGTCTTCTGATTCTTAGCCTGGATTTCCATCTCTTTAAGTTGTAATTCTTTTTGTTGCATTGCAAGCATTGGGTCTTGTGCTTGTTGCTGTTGTTGCATCATTTGTGCTTCTGCCACATCTTTTTGTAAAAGTTTTTTCGCAGCCTCAGCTGTAAGTGTTGAGATTTCTTTTTCAAATTCTTGTGGGATCTCGTTCTCATCATCGACTGTTGGTAAATCAACACCAAGTTGTTCTTGCATTTGATTCTTATACTCAAACGCTAAATGTTCTGCGATATGTGCTTCGATTGCTGCAAGCATAGCTCCTGCTTGAGGGTTTTGCCCTATCATTTGTCTAATTTTAGGATCGTCTCTAAACGACATATGAGTTGTAATATGCGCTTGGTGATCTTGGTATGAAAATGCTTTTACAGGTTTCATGTTTAAGATGTTCATATTTTCTGTCACTGGATCAGCTACTTTAATTTCTTTATCACTTGGTACTAACTTCTCAGCATTCTTAACTCCTAAGATGTCTAACATCTGTCTATTTAATTCTACTAAGTCATAAATCTGTGGGTTAGCTTGTGCCATCTGCATAACAGCTTGATATTGCACAACTTTCTGTGACATTGTTGCTGCATTAGGATCAGATACAGGTATTACTTCTGTTGTATCATAGTCTGACTGTTTAACTCCTGCTGTTCCTTCTGTTGGCTCATATGAATAATCAGCTGGTGTGTAGTCTCTAATAATACCTTTAAGTAATTTAAATTCTTGTTTCATTGCATAATGAATACGGCTTTGTACTGCACTCATTACTTTCAATGTTCGCTCAAGAATAGCTAATGTTGTTCCTACTGGTGCATTAGCAGACATGTCTGATACTTTTAAATCAGCAGCTGAAGCAAACCTCCTACCTTCATCGATGATCTGATTCATCAACTGATTTAAAACTTGACTAGGCTCTTTATAAGGAAGAGCCATGATATTATCTCTAATTGTACCACTTGGTACATCTACATCACGGAATTCAGCAGGAGCAATTGGTGTATCATCTCCTTTGATTCTGAGTCCGCGAGATTTGAAACCACCAGGAAGATTAGATAATGTACCCGCGTCTACCAATTGTCTTAATAGCATTGTGCCTGATTTTGCAAACGCGCCTATTAAATGAATCAAGCCAAAACAATAGAACCCAAATCCTGGGATGTATCCATAGTGAACGAAGTGCTGACGTTTTTGTTTAGTGTTGTCATCAGGATTCCAGTTACGTCTAATTGCTAAAACTTCTTGAGTTGATCGTTCAATAGTTACAACGTATGGTAAAGCAATACCTGTTTTCTCGCCGTCTTGTTCATCCTCAAAACCTTCAAGGTCAAGGTCAACGTGCATTTCTAAAACTTTGAAGCGATTGTCAGTTGTCGCATTGAATCCCATCTTTTCTGCGATTTTCTTTTCAACTTCTTCTAAGTCGTGTGATGGTTCGCCTAAATCAACGTCGCGATAAAATCCTGCAACTTGTAGTTTGCGTAGTTCGTTACCAGTCTTACGCATGACGTGTGTTACACGCTCTGCTGTTGATAAACTAGAAGCACCATAAGGCACAACTAAATCTTCAGCGGGGACAAAAATAGATACTTGTCTTTCTAAGTTAGGATCATAATAAACTTTTTTAAATGCGTTACCAGCTAAACCTAGTCCCCACAGCATTCTTTCATGTTCAGGTCTATACTCAACCATTTTCTCAGTTAACTGATAGTTCATGTCTTGTTGAACACGTTGGGCAGCGTCAATCTTTTCTTCAGTTTCTTTACCAATGATTTGAGTTTTTACAGGGCCTGCAGCTGGGAATGTTTCAGTCATTGTTTCAGCTTGAAACTTAACTAGTGTTTCTGTCATGAGAGGGTGGTAAACATTACACGCGCCTTCCCATGGTTCTGCACGATCTTCTAGTTTCATACCTAATAGTTCTAATCCGTCAACGTATGTATCTAGCCAATCACGTCGTGCTGATAAATCTCCTTCGTATTCTTCTAACAATTCGTCAGCAAGTTTAGCTAACTGATCGTCATCCATTTCTTCAGCTAAGTTTTTACTAAAGTCATCAATCTCGTTTGGGTCTATTTCAATCTCCATACCACCAGCTTTAATACTTACTGATTCTGGATCTTCGATTTCAATTTCAATATCTGGCTCTATACCTGAACCAATCATCTTTTTCATTTCATCTTCAGATAATCCTTGTGGTGCTTGAGCTAACCCTTTATCTATATCATTTGCTGCCATTGTAAGTTCCTAATAATTTTTTAATTTGTATTATGCCTAAGTGAAGCAATATTAATAGTACAAGGTTTATGGCTCGCATAACACGCATCACAACCCACAAACCTTTTACTATTTTAGAGAGCATATAATCTTTTATGTCCTTGCCCTCGAAACCCAGGGATCTCATCTTCTTCATCACTAGGTAACCTAATAAATCCCCCTTGCCTAAAACGTAACAAAGCAAGAGTTGTTGCATCAACTAAGTCGTCGTTAGCTCCTGATGGGAAGTCATTACATTCTTCAATAACTTCATTTGCCCATCTTCTATCTGGTGCCCAGACAACTCCTGAACTAAATAAATCCGATATAGCATTAACCCGACTAATTTTATCTTGTCCTTTGCCCGGAGTAAATTCTCCGACGGGTATACCCATCCTTCTGAACTCTTGATAGAGTGCAGCCCCGTTAGATTTCTTTTCGACAACAAAGGAGTCAGGTTCCCAATCTCTATATTCTTCTATGCAAAGCTGCTTTAGCTCTGGGAATTCTAGACGTTTCTTAATGCTGTTCAACAATATTATATTATAATTATTGGTTTCTTCGTTAAAAAATACGCCCCAAGTAGTTAATGCGTTATAGTCTGCTCGATTATTTGCCTCTTGAGCGGCATCTAACGTCATAATAATAAACTCACATGATGGGGGGTTTTCTTCTTCCCATATATTCCACCACTCTCTTTTTATTAATGCGCCTTCTTCTGATACTGGGTTTTGTAAATACTGAGCATTCCAATATCTAATGTCTAGTGCTGCACGCCTAGATCTTAATTCTTCTATAGACCAAAACTCAGGCCATAGTGGAACTTCATCTCCTTCTTTGTTTTCAAGTATTGCTGGAAACTCTACTACTTCCCAATTATCAACCTCATCATTCTTAACCATCTGATTCACAATTTGCCCTGTCAGGTCGAGCTTAGACCACCGTGTCATAACGACAATGATGGCTCCTCCGGGCATAAGCCGTTGTAAGGGACCTGACTGAAACCATTCCCACGCTGGTAAGAATACATCTGGTTTTCCAAGTTTTGCATCTTGTTCTGAGTGAGGGTCGTCGATGATAAAGAGGTCAGCCCCGCGTCCAGCAAGAGCGCCGCCCACACCAATGGCAAAATACTCACCATTAAAATTAGTACCCCATCGCGAAGCCGACTTCGAGTCTGCTTGCAGCTCAACATTTGGAAACACATCTTTATATGAGTCACTGCCCACGAGGTTACGGACTCGACGACCAAAGTTAACCGCAAGATCAGCAGTGTGAGATGCCATAATAATTTTTTTAGCCGGATGTTTACCCAAGAACCATGCTGGAGCCAGATAGGAGATAAGTTCGCTCTTACCGTGTCGAGGTGCAATATTGACAATAATCCTTTTCTTTTTGCCCGTAGCAATGTCTTCAAAGAGTTGAGCCAGTCGCCTATGATGTTCTCCTATAATATAGTCAGGGTATACATGTTTAATAAAATCTAAGAAGTGATCTTTGCCCTTAGCTTGTATCAAATCTTTTTTATACCTAGATAGCATGTCTAGATGTTTTATTTTATCCTCATCTGACATACTAGGCAAAGCTCTTTCAAGTAGAGCTAAGTCTTCAGGACTTATCATCAGGCTCCTCTTTCACATCTACTAAGTCTCCTTCTATTACTTTTCCTCGTAGATCTTCAATTGCTTTTTTTAATTCTTCTTCTAATTCTTTACCTGTTTTATTTATATGCATCACTTCAGTTTTTTTCTTGAAGGCATCAACACCGTCTACTTCCCCAATTATTCTAAGTGCACCTAGTTTATCTCGCACTGATGATGCTGTTTCATGAGCTAGGACAGCGTTGTTTAAGACATATAACTTATAATCAGCGAGTTGTTTAGTTAGTTTTACATTAGTCTGAGCTACCATACCAGCAAGATAAGCCATTGTTTCGTTTGGGTATTGACTATAGTCTGCTCTTAAGTCTGGGTTATTTATCATCTCATCTGCAAGTTTTGATGCTTGTTGCATATGTTCAGCGTCAGCCTCTAGAGGGTCTCCTTTTATATCTGATATTGTTTTGATTGTTTCCGCTCGAATATTAATCTCTTGCTCTGCCGTCATGTTAGGCATAGCTTCTTTTTGAGACTTTGGTAGTGGAATATTCTCCTCTATAGGAGGAACAATAATATCGGATTGTAATTCTTCGTCTGTCATGTGTCGCTGTTTACACCCTTGAATTTGCAGCTAATAAATTGAATTGTAACATAATAATATAAAAAGAGTATAATATAGAAATGTTTGAGTGGGTTCTATATCTGTATTTAGATAACGATCGACAGTACATAGGTAACTTCGAGTCCTGTGCCCATGCCCATCAATATTTCCAAGAATGCATACAAGGTGAACTTAAACAATGGTCAACCGCTTGCATTCATCAAGACTATTTATATTTACCAGAAGGCTTTACCCCAGTACAACCGACAACATGTCTATAGAATGGAAAGATACAGAGTTTGGTCCAGTCAACCTATGGTCTTTAGGTAGGGCTCGTTCGTGACTCTACTGACTGATGAAAATCTCAAACTCTTATATAAGACTTTCTGTCGCATGGAACCATTTAATAAACTCAATATGCCTCATGCTCATCAAATCAAATTTAAAGTTACAAGACGAAAAGAAATTATGGGGGAATTTGCCCCTGATGAAAATACTATCTATATTAGTAGTGCTCGCAATGCTCACTTCGACACAATCTGCAAGACACTTCTACATGAGATGGCTCACCTATATTGCTATAAACTCAAACATGAGGATTACCATGACCACGAAAACCGCGAATTCAAAAAAGTTCTCAAACATATAGCTCTCCTTTACGGATTTGACCCCAAAGAATTATAGTTTCAGTCGTTCAACCAAAATATTTCTTAATTATATCTAAATGATCCTGATATTTAGCTATTTCGTCAAGCTCTTTTTCTATCGCTTCTATAATATCGCTGTGTTCACCAATTCCTACTGGGTTTGTTAAGTAGACTTCCACGTTAATACGGTGTTTTTCTATGTGTCCTTGGGCGTGCTTTTCTAACGCTGTCAATAACTTCTCTCGCATAGGGTTCTCCTGGGCAAAAATCCTAGTATACACTTGCACATTTTTTGTGCAGAAATAAGAATCATTATCAACGGGGTACTTTAGGTACCATTGACGGGGGGTGTTCCTATATATGACCCCTGGGGGTGCTGTGTTTGTAAATTTTTTCTGATTATTTGTGCTGATTAGTATGTTAGGTAAACATGACGGAGTCCCGACTGTGAAGTGCTGGGTAGGGGTGGGGTAGGTTCTCGGTCTGCTTGGTTAGTTTCCGATCAAACTTGGAGTTACTTTAAAGTAAAATAAAACAGGAACGCAAAAAAGGAACGCAATTCTACCAAGTAACCACAATAGAACATGGTTACTAAGCCTAAGTCATTGATTATAAAGGATTGTTCACGTTGTTCACGTTTTGTTTTTGCTCAGTTCTCGTGTAAGTCCTTGATTATAAAGGATTGTTCACGTTGTTCACGTTGTTCACGTCAAAAAAAGGTATGCTTGGGTTCAGGATCGAGCAAGACCAAGAGCCTTCTCTCGCAAGTGAATCTCTACCTAGCTCATACATCAAAAAAGCATGAACAACGTGAACAGCTTAAAAAATAAGCAACTAAAAAATAAATATAAATAATAATAATAATTAATAA